GTACTTTCATTATTTTTGTTCCTCTCTCATCTGTTGTATTTCTAATTCACAATAATGAATTATTTTTTGTAAGTCTTGTATTCCGTTTTTTTCTTTATAACGACAAACATATTTAATAACATTTCCTTGAAAAAAATTCAAGTTATTGGTCCTGGTAAAAGTATAAGGTTGTATTTTAAATTGTTTATAATGAGCTCCACCTACTTGTTTATTTAATGGAAATATTCTCTCAAAGTCTTCTTTAGTTGTCATAGTTGATAACCGTTCCTTTCAATTTTTGCTCTATGTAAATAGAGTTTTTGTTTTGCTCTTGTGATGGCCACATACCATACACGATGTTCTTCGTCTCTTTTATTGAGACTATCTTGAACTGCTCTTCTTATTTTTCTAGCATTGTCTAAAATAAGAATAACATTATCTTCCTCTCCTCCTTTAATTGCATGGATTGTAGATAACCTTACTCTTGCATCTTGAGACAATTTTTCACGATTCGATAACATTAATCTTATGTATTGAATTTCATTTTGAGGAGCTCTAGAAAAAGCTTCATACCAGGGCACACTGGGATCTATAGTGTCCTTGTCCATAAATTCTTTTATGTCATCTAATTCAGAATCCGTTAAAGGATGTACTTTTGATTTCTCATAGTTAAGAATACATTTATATAAATGCACCTTAAAACTTTTTCCTTTTTTTGTTTGATAGAAAATACCTTTTTGTTTTAACAGATCCATGATTTCTATTAATCTGCTTCCTGTCCTAGCTAAGATTAACCAATTGCCTTTGTGTAAATCTATTTGATCTAGGTTAAATATTTTTTCTACGGATCCATCTTCATCTCTAGGTAAGTATTGTTTTATTTTTCTTTTTCCCTCTATTCTATTCAAAACAACTTCAGACAATTCTTGAACAGACCTTGGTATTCTTCTAGATTGTTCTAATACTTTTTCATTCTCTGCAGGTTCATCTATAAATCTATTTACATCTGCACCAGCCCAGGCATAGATAGCTTGATCATCATCTCCTGCTAAATAAATATCTTCAGATTTTTTCTTTAAGATATCAAACATTTTCCATTGGATAGGTGATAAATCTTGAGCTTCATCTATGAAAATAGCCTTGAATTTAGGGCATTTTTCTTCCTCTTTAATAAACATGTAGATCATGTCATTAAAATCTATTAGATTATTTTTCTTTTTATATTGTTCTAAATTAATATTTATATGGTTTAGTGTATCCCAATCTACTTCTTCTCTTGGATATTCATTAGTACAATACTCAGCCCTAACAGATATATCTTTATTTTTTGCTCTACCTATTAATTGGTAATATAAATTATCACAAGTTAAATAAAAAGATTCCTGATCGTTATTTTTATCTTCAAAATAAACTCTTATATTTAAAATCTTTCCCAGGTCTTCATAATGATAGGGCTGCATAACATTCTCTTCTTTAAGACCTAACGTATGAAATGCTAATGAATGTAATGTTTGAAAGTATCTTAATTTTTTCTTTTCAAATGGCATTCTTTCCTTAGCTTCCTTCGCTGCTTTTTTAGTGAAAGCAAAATATCCTATTTCATTTAACGAAGCTCCATTGTCTATATATTGTTTTGCCTTTTGAATTAATTCAAATGTTTTACCAGTGCCTGGAGGACCAAAGACTTTATAAATCATTATAAGATATCTTCCTTATCCGTCATTTCTATTAATTCATCCGGAGTTATTTCTTTTTCAAATCTATCTAATGGTAAAGCTATACACTCTACTTGTGGATTAGATTGTTTCTGTGTATCTGATTTTGGATATCTTTTCTTTTTACCAAAGTCTGCCTTAAACCATTTTTTAATATAGGACCCTGTTTTACTATCATCTATCTTCCAATCTTTTCTTCGTAAGAAATCATAAAAACGTTCATATACAAAATAACACATATCATCTTTCTTGAGAGTAGCTCCACTAGCAAAAGATGCATGACTAGTTGCTGGAACTTGATGTATATATTCTTTTAGGTATCTAAATAATTTTTCTTTATTTGTTGTTCCGATAGGTGGTTTTTGTTTTTCAATATTATCAAACAATACTTTCATAACTAAAGAGTAATCTCTATCTTTAATCTTAGGTAAAAAAATACCCAATTGAGTAGCAACTTGTTTTCTAAAATCAGTCTGTACTAAAAGAGCATCTCCTTTTTTAAAAGACATCTGTTCGGATAATTCATCACCATTCTTATCTCTATGAGAAACAGTTAATTCAAATTCAGGTTCATCAAAATCAATTTTAGTAAGACTAGAAAAATTAGGCCATTCCATAACAGCATCTGTAGCTTTTCCAAATTTTCTTTTATGACAGATATCTTCCATACATTTAAGAGTAATGACACCATCATCACAAGTGTAACCAGATTCTGTTGCACTCCAGCTTTTAATTTTTTGTTCTACTTTTTTATCGTCCCACTTACCGTCATTTTTAAAATATTCTCTAGCTGCAAATCTTACTTTATCTTCCCAATCATCTGAATATTTTTTCTTAGCAAACACCATGTAATTATAAAGAAACCTATCTCTACCATCTTCTAGTTTTTCTTTTGATAATTGTTGTAGGCAAGGAGGACCATCTGTAAATTCTTCTGGACCACCTGATAATTCAGATCCAGTTAATTTATCCATGAAAGATTTTAATTCTTTTTCAGTTTTTCTATTAGCTTCTACTACTTGAATGTATTGCTCAAAAGAAAAGTCTTCACCAGTTTGAGGGTTAACTGCAACTCTTTCTTTTTTACCGAAGTAAGGAATATTAATAAAATTACCTACTCTACCCTCTACGTTTGTTTGTTTTGGATATATCTCTGTCTTAGGTCCTAGTTTAAGAGTGTATAATAAATTCTTTAAAAATTGTCTTGCAAAGGCGGCATTTACATAATGTTCAAAGTGAACATATAAATGAAAACCACCACTTTTAGATTTAACAGGTATGATTGGAATATCTAAATCTTGAATTGTTTTTAATAATTTTGGAATGTCAAAGTTTTTATAAACATCTACATCTATTGCTCCAAATATAACTTTACCATCATCATTACATGGCTGTATTCCAATAGATACACTTCCCTCTAAATGTTTTAAATAATCATTATCTTCAATAGGTCGGCCACTCCAACCATAATCTCTATCTGGTATTTCTAGTTTTCCTGTTTCAGGATTTATTTTTGCATTGGTTAAATCACATCTACCAAAGTTTCTATCTAACCCTGTAAAAAACTCTATAAATTTTCTTTCCATAACTCCTCACAATATAATTTATATGGGCGGTATACACCGCCCATATGTAGTACTTAAAAGATTTAGAAGTGTGCTTCTGAATCTTTACTGTTTGTATTATTTGCGGGCTCACCATGCTTGACCTGAACGTCTCCTTTAGAAACACTTTCAGAAAAAGATTTAGCTTGTTGGTATAATACAGCATCTTGTACTGGACCTATTCTTGAAACATCCCAACCAAACCATGTTCCTTTATCATTTGATAACTGAACTGTTTTTAGTTTGTAGACATGACTAAAAGAGGCAGGGGTATATAAACCATTTTTACCTTGTAGTTTAATTCCAGCCATCATACTGTTCCAACTTCTGCTAACTTTCAACTGTGTAGATTTCATAGTCAATAGAGCACTTGAAGGGGATTTACTATTTATGATTAAGAAATGATTAGCTGTTTTCTCAACATAGTTACCATTAGGTAATCTATCTTTCCAACTAGCATCTCTTTTTGTTTTGGACAAAATATCACTAGAAGCAGGATGTATTGCTACTGGAGCACCAGCACCCTCTCCTTTATCTTGCCATTCAACAAACTCTAATTTGTAATGACAAGGAATAACTTCTATTCCTTTTTCACCATCAAAGAGTTCTTTAGTAACAGTGTTGAAAATCATTCCAGGTTCAGCACCTTGAACATATTTTCCATCTCTCTTATTTACTTCAGGAGATAACTGTCCTAACACTTTTAAGAAAGGTAATGCTAAGTCCTCATGACTTAAATTACTCAATCCTCTATCTGCATCATCTTCAAAAGATATTGTAGACAATGCACCTGCAGCAGCTTTAACAGCTACTTCAGTTTTCTTTTCTTTTACCATTGTTTCTTGTTCCTTGTTCATTGTTATTGTTTCCTTGTTATTTTGGTTCGGTTTCCTGCGAACACGTTAAATAGTTCCGCGGGCATCTCTTTTCCAGATTCGAGACGCTCGCGGACTAGTGCTTTAAGTGTCATAGGTTCAACCTTTAATTTCTGGATCGGTTGAAACCCCTGACCTTGTGCAAGGGTTGCATATTGCAACGCCTTGTTATCTTCGTTTCGGCCAAAAGAAACAGTAACCTCATTTTTAATAAGATCACCCAAGCCTTCACTACGAAGCCAGTTAAATGCTTCCTCTTTTTTCTCTGCACTGATGGAAGCACCGTAGACAGGTTTGACTTCTACAGCCGAACCGTCTGCTAATTTTAATGTTGAGATATTCATTTCCTGCATCATAGTAGGAATGACTTCTCCAGAAATAGCATCTGCTTGCTGTTTCAGTTTTTTTAATTCTTCTTCTGTAGCAGCAATACTATCTTCTAAAACTTTTAATTTTTCAACTTGATTAGATAAAGATTTTTTATCATTGTCACTAGACAAATCTAAAACTTCTTTTTTATCTTCTTCAAAATTTATACTCATAACTTTATTCCTTTCTAGTTGTTATTGATATGTGTGTATGTATATTTACATAAAATTGTATGTCAAGTCTAATCTTCGATTTTTCCTTTTTCATATAAATTAATTTCTATGGGATAATATGTTTTTTCTTGTCTATCCCACTTTAATAAATTAAATCTACCGCCTGTTATATCTGCGACAATAGAGCACGCCACTCCAATTATTGCAGGATCTCCGGTTAATAATAAGTAATCTGTTTCTTTGTAATCTTTTAATAATTTTCTTAATTTAAAAATAAGAGGACCAGGAGATAATATAATCTGAGAAAACTCTGGAAGAACTGTGACAATTTTACCATACTTTTGAGCACCCATAATATTAAATTTAGGGGCACCTGATCTAGTACCTGGTAATTCTTGTATAACGTAAACTGTGTTTTCCATACTTTCGCTTGACAACTAAATACGTTTTATTGTATCTATTGTCAATACAGAAAGAAGAATATTATTATGAATTATAAATTTAAAACTAAACCATATGCACATCAGATTACTGCATTGGAAAAGTCATGGAATAAAGAAGCATTTGCATATTTTATGGAAATGGGAACAGGTAAATCTAAAGTTCTTATTGATAACATTGCTATGCTTTATGATAAAGGCAAAATAAATGGGGCACTTATTATAGCACCAAAAGGAGTTTATCAAAACTGGTTTGAT